AGGTTCGGGCTGGAACTGCTCATTTGTGAAGCGAACATACCCGCCCAACTTGATGCGCCCGCCGATGTTCACCCAATCTGTTTTAGCCCAGATACCGTCCAACTCTCCCGTGAACGAGAAGCGCACCTCCTCGTGTTCGTAGAGGTAGCGCACACCCTCACGGAACATATCCCACGAAGCACCCGACTTGGTAGCGTTGTCGCAGATGTACGCATCGGGCAGCATACAATTGAATACGGCGTAGGTGTCGCCCGCTTGCGGCAAGTAGTTACCTCCCGGCATTGTTACGCCGTCAATCTCCTGCGGAACAATCTCGAAGCGGCGGGCAGCCTTGCCGTCCTTCGCCTCGTGTATGTACTTAACCTCAAACTGCTTGTCGCCGCCCGCAAGCATACCCGACTGAAAAATGACGGTCATCGTTTCGCCCTCAATCAGATAATCCTCAAAATTGAGGTTGGCGGGGATAGACGCATCAACAATATCGTAGAAATGCTTGTCTGCATCAACTTCCACAACGCTGCTGACCTCGCCTATACGCTTGGGGTAAATCTCCGAGCAATCAAGGCTATCTTCGGCGTTGGTGGTAGGGGTCTTGTCGGCTCTGCGGATTGAGTAGCCGTCCGCATCTGTGATGTAGGTTCGTGCCGCCGAAGCGTCAAAGCCCTCCTCGCCCTCGAAGTGTACGCCATCGTAGCGGATAGTTTGGTTTTTCGGCAGCAGGAGTTCCGAGCCGCCATAGGTGCTGGGGTCGATGTTCTCCGTGCCGCCCTGTACAAATAGCACCTCTTTCGCCACGCCGTCCTCAAAGTTGGAGCGTCCGATGTCGGGTTTGAAGCCGTTGCCCTTGCCGTAGGAGAGCGGCAGCGGGTTGTCCTTGTTGTACTCTACCTTACGCAACGATACACGCTTGCCGACAACCTCATACTCGGTTTCAAAGGTTTCTGCCTGTTGCGCGAGCGCATCAATGCAAAACAAGTGATTGTACGAAATGAGTTTTTCGGGAGCCTCGATGCACTCGCCGATAGTCCAGCCACTATCGCGCATATTCATATTATCCACGAACATTTGCAGGTGTTCACGGGGCTTCGCCGTAAGGTTGAATTTCAGACGGCGGTCAATAGGGTTGCGGAATTTGAACTTGCCCGCCTTTGCTTGGGGCGACTCGAAAATCACGGTGTACTCGAAATTGCGGCTATGTTTCATCTTGAAACTTTCGGGCTTTTCGAGGGTGTAAGTTTCGTTCTCAAATACGCAGTAAGCCCCAATGGGTATCTCGATATGCTCCGCCAGCGCATAGTAGAGCGTCAAGGAGTGTTCCCCCTTGATAGCCCTGTAACGGTAGCTGTTGTCATCTACCGCAATGTCGAGTAAGACGGTATCGTTGTGGTAAATTTTCATTATGTGAACTGATAAATCTTACCGTTGCCACACTTCGTGCAACGGATTGTGGTTATAAACGGAAACTCCTCTTTGGGGATTTGGTCAAGGACACTTTTCAATGCTCCCGAATTGGAGAAAAATTTGCCCTCTGTACCGTTCTCCCGATAGTGTATGAGGTAACGACCCTCGCCGTGCTGGGTCTTCATATCAGGTATGTAGTCCAATACCTCAATCTCGCTGTTCAAGATGTCGGTAATGGATACCTGCTGGCAGTTGAAAATCTTCCTGTCGTCCTGCTGCTTGATACCAAGTTCGCTGAAACGCTTTGCCATAACCGTTACAAGATTTTCAAGGTTGCACAATCTGCATCGACCCGTGCTTTCAGAGCATCACGCTCCGTAAGGAACGACTTGTATGCGGCGATTTTCTCCTGCGCCGCAGTCGAGGTCTTTGCCCCATATACGCCGAGGTTAGCGGCGTTGAACTCGTTGATTAACTTCTGCTCACGACCAACGGGACACATCTTGCCGATGACAGCCTCTGTCAGTTTGTCGCTCGTTACCGTACCCCATACGATAACCTCCTCGCACTCCCATTTGGTTGCGGTTTCCTCGCTCTCGCCTCCGGCGGCGATTTCAACCTCTTTGATGTTCCAGCGATAGGTGTACGAACCATCGCCGTTTGCCTCGAAAATCGAAGGCTTGTTGTCATAAATTGCCATAAATACTCGGTTTAATGATTTATTTCAATAAATGTCTTGAATTGCTGTACTTCGCCCAGCCGAACCAACTGCATATCCTCTGCTTGTACTCCTTGTCGGATAAGTAGGGGCGTTTGTTCAGTTTCGCCGCAGCACGGCAAAAGTTCTTTTTGATGTTCTTGCGGATTTGCTTCTGCTCGTGATAGAATACATACCCCACGAAGTCAAGCCCACGCCCGCTACGGTCATAGCGGTTGCTGGCTATCGGGAACACTTGATAATTGCCCTTAACCGTCAAGCGCAGTTCCTCGCGCAAGTAGCGTTCAATGCGGGCGAAAATCTCGTGTAACGCAGCCTTGTCGCTATGCAACACCACAATATCATCAGCGTAGCGGAAATAATACTTAATACGCAGCACCTCCTTTACCCAATGGTCGAAGTAGGCAAGGAACAGGTTGGCGAAATACTGCGATAGGTAGTTGCCGATAGGAACGCCGTCCGCACTATCAATGATTTGGTCAAGAAGTTCGAGCGTGTCTTTACACTTGATTTTGCGGCGCACGAGGCGTTTCATTATATCGTGGTCTATGCTCGGATAATACTTGCGTATGTCTATCTTCAAGCAGTAGCGGGTGTTCTCCTTATCTTGGAGAGCCTTATCAACCGCCCGCATACAACCGTGTATGCCCCTGTCCTTGATGCAGGAGTATGTGTCGGCTGTAAATACGGATACCCAAATAGGTTCGAGGATATTCATAATGGCGTGATGCACTATTCTGTCGGGATAGTACGGCAGCCTGTAAATTTCTCTCTCCTTCGGGTCGTGTATTGTAAAGGTTTCGTAGGGTGAGGTCTTGAAAGTCTTATTTTTCAACGCCTCGTGCAAAGCAAGGATATTCGCCTCACGGTTCTTGTCGTGGTAGCGAACACCATACGAGCGCACCTTGCCCCGCCTTGCCTTTTTGTCAGCAAGTTCGAGGTTCTCAACCGAGATTATACGCTCATATAAATTGCCAATTCTTTTCATTGCGCTTTGCTTTTCATACTTGGAGCGTTCGGGAAATATCCCTACCAGCACCGTTTTGTTGGTTCGAGATTTTTTGCCAAGAGGCAAGGTCGTTGCTCTTTACTTATGCATTTTGTAACCATTGAAAACCATAGGTGAGAGCCGATATTCGCATTCGTATTCGAGGGAGCGTTATTCGAGTTCGCATAGCTGAAGCCCGCATTCGCACCGTTATTCGCATTACCGCTGAACAGGACACCACGAGAGCAACCAACCTTTTCTGTTATTCAAAATATGTTCGCAGCCCCGAAGTCCGCAATGTTACCCTGCGAGGGAAAGCGTTCAACTCCCCAATTTGCGATAACACGCTCTTGATGTCAAAAGAGTTTGTGAAAAATTTGCGGGCTTGGGAGTCGTCATCGTTCTTGTTGAACTTGATTTTGACCAAGTACCTTTTTCCGTATCTCGTTTTGACATCTTCGAGGTAATCAACGACCCAAAATTTGCGGTCAATCAGTTCGTTTACGCTGATTTCGGGACAATCGAAAAACCTCTCTCGCTCAATCGGTTTTATTCCGAGAAATGCGAGGCTGCCGTCATCAACATTTTTGGCTTCAACAAAAATGTTGATTATGACTACTTCCTTGTTGTGTTTTTTCTTGTTACTCATACCGATACATTAGTTTTGAGGGATAAAGCAAAGGCGAGAGCCGATACGCGCATTCGCAGCCGAGGGAGCGTTAGCCGAGTACGCAAAGCCGAAGCCCGCAGCCGCACCGTCATCCGCAGCACCGCCGAACAGGACACCACGCAAAGCCTCTGCCGTAGGGATATTAGTGTAGTGATAGTCGGCGTAGTAAGTAGTCGAGCCGCCACCAATAGCCGCTGGCATAATATCGCCAAACTCGCCAAAAATAAGTTCTTTGACATAGCCGTTTTCACGAGCCTCCAAACCTCTCATCGAGTACCCATCGTAGTTGCTATCGTTGTAGTTTGCGGGGTCGTCAGCAACAAAGACCTTTGAGGTGTTATCGCCGCCGTTCTCCTCGGTAGGGCTGATTTTGATGTTTATGCCGTCTGTCCACTTCCAAATGTGTCCGAAAGGATTTTCAACACCACGATAGCGGTTGGCATATACCGTTGCCAGCACCGTGCCGTCATCTTTGGGAACCTCGTAGGCTACCTCGCCCGAACCGTTGCCGAGTTCATCTGTGTGTCCGCAAGGCACAAATGGATAATATGAGAAATACGAACTCCAATCAGCATCTTTCATAGTGGTTACACCATTACCCAAGCCGCCCTGTGCGTAACCGTTTGCGTCCTTCTCTGCGTTGAAAGCGAGCTGACAATTACGGTTGGCATACTCAACATAGTAGAGCCAAAATACAGCCTTGTATGCGTTGTAGTCTTGGCAGTTCCACTCGGTTGTACTGCTCTTACGCTTGCGGGCGTAGTTGCGGAAGTTCGTGCGGATAATAACCGTAGCGGGGCGACCAAGCAAGGTGCGGTATGTTCCGTCCCACGCCGAGTTGTTGTTGCCGCCTCGGTAGTCTGCATCGGTGTTCACTACCGAACAGAGTTTGGTTGTGCTGCGCTGAACCGTTGCTTCGTATGCCGAGATATACATCTTCGGTACGCTATGATAACCGGGCAGCGGGTACTCGGAAATCTTACAGCGGCGAATTGTGCCTACGGTTTCAAATTTGCGGTAGTGCTGCGGTATCTCAACCATAACCTGTCCTCGTGAACCGTCCAGCGTGTGGGCTTTCCAATTGGTCGGGTTAAGGTACTCTACCACATTGCCGTCATCGTCAAGCAAACAGCCTCGCAAGCGGCTCTGAATAGGTAGGCTCTTGTGCAGGTCTGTGCTGCCAATGCGGGTAGCCGCTGCCGAAGATACTGCGGTGTTCCACTCGATACCGTAGGCGCACTGCTGTTCCAGATATGGGAGCAATCCCGCAAGTTTCGCTTGCTTGGTTTCTCCGTCCGTGTCAAGAACCTCGACAATGAGGTCAAGAGGGTTTACGCTGCCGATAGTAGGCAGTTCGTTCACTCGCTTTCCGTTCTCGAAAGCCTCGATGATTTGAAGCACTTTCGCTTCCTGTTCTGATGTTAATGCCATAGTAGTAAATTTGTTATGTTAATCTGAAATTGCCATTGCTCATAAGGCGCAGCACACCATCGCTAACGAAACGCAATGCTGGGCGTTTGCCTTTCAGTCTGTATGAGGTAAACACGAGCGTCAAAGAGAATTTCCACCACACACGCCCCTCGTTGGCGAACTCCGTTGTTTTGCAACTCTTGTAGTAGCAAGGGTATTCCACGCCTCGCGCATCAACAAATAAGCGGCGTTCATCGGGGCGTATGAGGTCGTACAGGAGCGCATCGTGGTTGCGCCAAAACGCCTCAATGCTGTCGGCTTGCATCAAGCAATTGATTGTAACCTCCTTCGATTTGTAGGTAACACGAGCGTCATCATACATCGCTCCGCTCTGCGTTTTGATATTGCGCAAGAGGTTCTTTTTCACTTCGGGCGACTTGTCGATAGAGGCGAGCGTACCTTTCAGCACCCTGACGCCGTAGCCGGTCAGCAACTTGTCGTCAATGGCATAGTCGCCGTATGAGGCTATATTGCTCACGGGTGGCTGGTACTTGTAGCCGTCCAGCGGGAAGTCATCAGCAAATTTCAGCGTAGTGAAGCCAAGGCGGGTCGCCCATTCGAGGTTAGGGTGCGACACGAGGCGGAGGCGGAATTTACGGCGCAGCGAAGCACTATAAAAAGTGTGGTACGCCTTATCCGAGAGCAGGTCTATCAACGCCCCCAAGCCGTCCTTGTTGCTGCCCCAAACGACAAATTTGAGGGATATATCACGAGTATTAAGCACGGGCGAGGAGAGGTCGGCTTCAACGCCGTCCTCCTCTTGCCACTCGTTGCTCTTGACGGACTTCAACGGAGGGAACGCAACCACATCGTTGTAGCCGCCCGTAACACACAGACCGAAGTCGGTGTATATATCCTTGCCGTCTATGTATAGTTGTCCCGTCATCATAATACTATGGCGTGGTCTTTAATGTTGCGTATGAACGAACCTCGCTCAACCTTGACAAATGTTACAGACCACTTCGAGGCGTTGATTGCTGCCGTTGCGCCGTGCATCAACACGACCTCGTTGCGGGTTGTGCTGTTGCAGTTAATCTTCGCCGCCGTTCTGCCTATGAGCAACACTTTTCCGGGGTTCGTGAGCGTTATATCCCCTGCGTCAATGTAGATGCCGTAGCGTTCCACATTGTAGGGCTTAAACAGCCGCAAGGTGGATATATGGGGGAAGTGGTTTTTGATGCAGAACTCCAAGCCCTGCGGGGACTTGAATAGGTTGATGATACCCTCCAAGTCCTCCGAGCCTTTGAACTTATCGCAACAGCCTATCTCGGTAGCCTGTTCGTAGATTGCCTTGATTATCTCTTTCATTGCTATTTCAGTTTTATGCCTTTGAGGGCAATATCGTTTACCGTGTTCTTGACCGAGCGCATATCGCCCTCAATCGCTTCGAGCCTGTCGGTGTTGCGCTGAATACCCCAAACGGCTTCAAGCAGCTGCATCGTGGTTTCAACGAGGAGTTTCTGACACTCGGCAATGGTATAGGTGTGGCTCTGAATTGCCGTTGCTCGCCCGTTCAACTCGTCCACGCTCTCCTGCGAGGCGGTGGCAATGCCCTTTTCGGAAGCCTCACGAGCTGCGTCACCTGTTACGGTAAACATATTTTTCACGCTGTCGGGAAGGCTCTCCCATATCAAGGCGAACTCCTCGCCAACTGCGTTTAGGTCGCCAGCAAAGCCGCTCATTGAAGCGATAACTGCATCAACTCCGGCAAATTCGCCGTCTTTGTACCATTGTGCCTTGTATTTGTCAAAGATTGCCCCAAGAGGCTCTTCGAGGTACTTGCTTACCAACATACGCTTGATGACATCTGCAACAATATCCTTGACCTTGTTGCCCCAAGCCTCGGCAGCGTCCTCGCCGTTCTGGAACGCTTCAACAAATGCATCGCCCAACTCCTCGGCAATATCGGCTACGCTGCCGCCAATAATATCCTCGACAATCTCGTTGATGATATTGACCGCCTCCTGTCCGAGTTCGGCAATCTTCTTTTCGTACTCCTTGATTGCTCCCTCGTCAGTATCCTTTTTGGCGTTCTCCTCGTCAATCTGCTTTTGGATAAGCAACTGCTGCTCGGCAATGTTTTTGAGTTGGTCTTTTGCCTCATCGTATTTAGCCTCGCCGAGAGCCTTATCAGCCGAATATGCAACATTGGCATACCCCTTCGCCAATTCATTGACGGTTTTCGTCATTATCTCGTTTTGGTATATAGCCTCGCCGAAATACCGATACATCGCATTGTAGTATTCTTTGCTGACTGCGTGTTGGCGTAAAACCGCCTGTGTAGTTTCTGCGTAGGTTTTCTTGACCTTTTCGAGAATATCGCCCGTGGTGTCCTGCAAGCGCACC